TATAAGATATTCGCAGCGTATAAATGCCGTAAAGCCGAACTTGACTGACTACTAACGAAAGGAGTGACAAGTTTGTGTTTAACAGACGTCTATTAGTAGATTCGGGGGGGACACGTCTGGCAACGGGACTTATACTTATAGTCTATTAGTCGGAAGCTTTGGAGATTCTAACGGAACTTTATGGCGCGGTTATTTTACGACTAATAGCACGAAGGGCGCTATTACCCCTAGCAATTATGCTGGCTATCCTATAAAGTCTTGCTATATCCAACTAATGACGGACGAGCAGTTAGGACTTATATTAATAAATGTATTTATAGTGGAGCTGGAAGGCGATTCAAGGAACGATATAACGTCTTTGGTTTTAAAAATTAATGGTATTGATTATACCTTGGGTATAAATGGTTATAGTTATGGCAACACTCAATACTACATTTTGTTGAGCGATAACGGAGCACTGTTTTATTACTTGGACGCTAATATAAACAAGAGTGTAGATATAGAGATAACAGCGCCATAATACTGACAAAAGGAGCAACGAAATCATGTTTACTAGACGTCTCTTGTTCAACGGAGCTGGGGGGGTAATACCCCGCCTACAACATTAGAATTCGACATAGACCAGCCGGGCGGCAGCAGTCTTCCCGGTGCCACGGTAATAATAAGCTATAACGGCGAAACCGTTACAAAAAGCACAGACGGCAAAGGCTTGGTTGTATTCTACGAAGTTCCGACGAATACAGACATACCGTATACTGTTATCGCTTCCGGCTATGCTGATTATACTGGGAGCGTCAACATAGCACCCGGTGAATACGGATGGGTAAATGTCGAAATGGCCGAACCAGTATTGACTTTTATCGTTAAAGATAGAGAAACTGGCGTAGGTATCGCCAATGCTTATGTATATCTGCGAGACGGTAATCACCAAATGCTTATGCAACTGGGCATTACAGACAGCAACGGCATTTTGACGTTATCGGGCTTAACTTTAGAACCGGGAGAATATTACTTCGACGCCAGCGCCGCGGGGTATGAGGCGTTACTGTTAGGCTACCCATTTACCGTTACCGATTCGTCGCCTATCACTGCCACTATAACATTTGAACTGCAAAAAGGCTTCGTGCTTCCACCATGATAAAATTAGATACAGGGCATTGCCCTGTATTTTTTTGAAATATTTTAAGAAAACTGTTGACAATATATAGAGGGGGGTATATAATATAGTCAAGAGGTAAGGGAAACACCTCAAAGAAAGGGAGTGAATAAGTGAGAACTTTCAGTAACGTAAAAAAATTAGAAGACTATATCAGATGGTTACAAGATAACAGCCGAACGCCTGATGAATTTTATGGCAAGCTTGAAAAGCTGGCAGGCTGTAAAGTGAATGGCATAGAGGGCACATATGATTACGGTGACTTGTGCGAATTGGCATAAGTCGACTAGCGGGGCAAAAGCCCCGCTGTATTGAAAGGAGTTTGCAAATGGATTTAAGGAATTACACCGAAAAACAACTGCTAGAACTTAACTTCTACTTTATAGCCAAGGGCAATCTCAACGCCGCGACATATGTAAATGATTACCGTAAGTTTTTTGGGAAAACTGTTGAAGTAGTAAAAGGGCGCAAAGTTCCAAAAGGCATAAAAGGTGTAGTGTTTTGGCTCAAGCGGCAATGTTACGGGAAGTACGGTGACCCGTGGGGGATATATTCCACTACCCGTTGCGGGCTTAAAACAGAAGAAGGTACTGTTTACTGGACGGACATAAAAAATCTTGAATTGATTTAAGCGGCGGGGCTAGTGCCCCGCACTAATTAAAGGAGTTGGAAAAATGAGAACAACCTATAAAGAATACGGCTGTACTGCCAGTATCACGGACAAACAGGACGGAACAGCGCGCCTTATAGTGCGCAACCAATACGGCCAAAAAGTGAAAGACAGTATCCATAAAAACCGTGCCTGCGCTTTGGCAGCATGGCGTAGAATGTGCGATTAAGGAAGGTGCAGAAATGAAGAAAAAATTATTAGACTACATCCCAAAAAAATATAAAAATGCCGTGCAGGAATTCTATAAAGATTCGCGTGGCTATTGGTTGATTCTTAATGATGGCTATATCCTAGAAGATTACTATGGGGCGCATGTTATCCATGAGGATACTATAAACGGCACTTTAGCCGTCCTGCGTCAATGTGTTACAAAGGAGTGCTGCGATGCTAAAATTTAAAAAGGGCGGTTATGCCCGTCACGATAGCGGCACGGTTTACAAAGTGAAAGACATTTTCCCTAACAAATATAACCCGCAGGTATTGTTGGTAAGCCTTGTAACCAGGAAGCGAACTTATACGCGGGTAATTCAAACCGACAAACTGGGCAACGAGTTTGCCCAATATGGGACAGGCTACGACATGGACAGGAGTTTTTTTCTATCATTGTTCCGATGAATCAATGTACAGCAGGGCTTCTGCCCTGCTCCTGTTATTACTCAAACTGGTTGTTTCCGTTTTGGAAATGGCCAGTAATAAAAGAAAGGCGAAAAAGATGTTGAAATTCAAAGAGAATGACATTGCAGCTCACTGTATAACCGGCCGTGAGTACCTTGTAAGAAGCATTAGGGAAAACAAGTGCGGTCAGCGAGTTGTAGAGCTTATAGGACACAAGTGTAACATTGTTCGCGAGATAAGGACGGATGAAAACGGCGACGAGTATATACTGGATGAAGTTAAGCTAACTGGCGGCGTTGGTGAAGAAGTTCGCATAGTACCAGTAGGCAACAAGTTTACGCTTGAAGCCCTCTGTGCAACGCGGGAAAAGTTTGACAAAATGGCCGAGCTTGTGGCACAGCGTTTGTCTGTCGACGAAAACGGCGAATTCATTATGCGCGAACTTACTACAGAAGAATTTGAAGAAATCGAAAAGGCTTTATATAAAGAGGGTAATAGGAAGGTAATAGCTACCCTTGAAGGAGATTAAGCATGGACAAATTGCAGGAATTAGCAGCACTGGTTTTTATAACACCGCTGTACGTCATAATCACGGTAGCCATAGGGGCGCTGTATGTCATGGCGGCCGTCAAGGCCTTCCAGTTTATTAAGAAGAAGCTGGGAAAGTCAGAAGACGAAACCGCACTGGAATACAACCAACGTCGGCAGAATTTATACATCTACATCCCGAAGCGGGGATATATTAGAGACCTTAACCATGATTGCAGCGAACTACTGTACACAGACAAAGAACACGAAGCTAAAGTTTTTATGTACATTGACGGTATTCGTGGAGTTTTAAGTTACATGAAACTTGTTAAAAACGCAGGTGTAACGCTGCCAGATTATTACATCGTTACTAATGGAGTCAAAGAAGAAGTTGCGAAAATTCATTTTTGAGTTTTAAGCCGCTTAACTTTTGCCAAGGGTAAACTATAACACCCCTGCAATAAAACCCGTCAGCGGTCAACGTAGGGGCTGTGAGGTGATAAAAATGATACCAGTTTCGTTTTTGTTGGTGCTGGTTAGTCAGATATTTTTAACGACGGTTATAGTCCGTTATGACCATATGGAAAAATACGAAGCACAGTTACTAATCTTTGCGGCGCAATGCTGCTTTATCTGGTATCAGATAGCAATGTTTGAGTCAGCCAGCCGGAAAAAGTAACCCCGCTGCGTGTGGTATAATTATCTAAACCAACACGCAAAGGAGCTGATACTATGAAAGAGTTTTTTAACCTTCTGAAAGCGAATGGCATGATCATGAATTTAGTTTTCTTCATGGTCGTAGCTTTTATGCTGGGTGCCGCTGCTGGCGTTGCAACCGCAAAATGACAAAACAAAAAGACTGCCAACGTTCGGCAGTCTTTTTGTTTTAGGGTCAGGATGGAATAAAATATATTGAAAAAGGTGTAGGTAGAAGAGAGCTTACGCTCATATATATTATACCTCGACGTCAGAAAAATGGCAACAAAAAAGCAGCCTTGCGGCCGCCCTCTTGTTTTCTAAATCGCGTCACTGATTTCAGAAAGGTGATGTATTTTGATTGCAGCTCCATTATAGCAGATATATGATATAATGTAAACAACAAAAACAGAAAAGCGCCTGACGAATCAGGCGCCTTCCAGCTGTGGCAAGCCACAAAACAAACACAGTTCTTTCGCCCCGTGTCGTCGAGATAAGAAGTTATTGTTGTACCGCATTCATTATAACAGACTTAAAATCAAAAATCAATGAACCCGTGAAAAATTTTCACGACTTGGAAGCGGTGCCGCCAGTTCGGGCCGCCAACATCGCAGAAAGAGAGGTTAGATAAAAATGGCACAACTAGGACTTTACGGCGGGACAGTCACCGCCAGAGCCACAGACGGCGCATTGCTGTCAACGGCGAATCCGCTAAAGTATGCAGGGGAAAAGGGCGCACTTGGAGACCCGGTAGCGTATGCCCTGCGCTGCCCAAACGGAGAACATGCCTACGAGATAGCTATTAGCGTGGCGGGTACTAATCCGGATTGGGTAACGTTGTCACCAGACAATATAATGTGGCGTGAAGCTATCACTATTCCGCAGGTAGGAGACATCAACACACTTTTCTATGTGAAAATCAACATACCGGAAGGCGCGGAATATAACCAGACTATACTTAACACGCTGCTTATTAAATACCTCGAAACAACCACAACAATTTAGGGAGAGTGCAGAAAATGGAGAAACTATATCGCTTGGTCAAGAAGTTCAAGGCGTATCAATTCGACGGGGATTTGAAAAACTCCGATGGGTACTATTGCCCGGAATGGGTGCAGCAGGCGTTTGAACGTGACGAGCTGTTTTTTATCGGTCCAGAGCTTTACCTTGACCACTTCGAGAACTGCGGCCTAGAGCTGGAAAGAACGCATATCAGAGTTGGCGACTATATCACGCTGGATATGGAAAACATGAGAATTGACGCATTTAGTCCGGCGCAGTTTAATCGTTTTTTTGAGGCGGTGAATATCCATGATTAAACCGGAGCTGGTGGAGTATGTCGAGGAGCTGAAAGCGTATATCACAGCCGACGGCGGCATTGATGTATTCGAGCTGAAAGAAACGTTTTATCACGATAACCCTGAAAAGGCGGGGAAAAAGTTAAAACTCGACCATTACTATATTAAAACCAAAAACGGCCGAGAATACTATATCACCAACCCGCCGGAAGACTTTATCAAATTTTGTAAGAACAGTTAGGCGGTGATGTTATGGACGAAGAACTGACGCTTGATTTTACATTCGAGCAGCTAGCCCCGGCCGTGTTGGGTCCCTTCCGCTTCGAGGGCATTCAAAGTTCAATCGACAACGAAAACACGTACACGCTTGAGATTGAAGTATTGGAGCCGCCAAGACCGGAGCCAGTGCCGCCAGTAGTAACCGAACCAATTATTGTCAGCAGCAAGTATGAGGAAGTGCTCAACCCTTGCGCGAACACCGACCCTATAGCCTATACGCTGTATCTCAATAACGCATGGGACGTAGCTGTTGACAACGCCGGGAACATCGCCACTACATCGGGTGACTATGCTGTTGCCCAAAATGCCGCCAACGCCTGCCGCCTGTTCTACGAAGACGCGCCACTTGATATGACGCGCGGCATTCCGTACTTTGATATCACGCTTGGCAAAAAATCTTCTGTTTCGGCGTCAGTGCTTAGAAGCCGGATAAAGGATATCGTCAGTGAAATATACGGCGTGACGGATGTAGAAGTTGCTATAGACTACGACAACGAGGGTCGCATAGATGGCGGTGAAGTGCAGATAACGACGCTTAACAGTAAGAATGTCACTATACAGATTTAACAGAAAGGAGCTGCGATAAATGGCAATAACATTTAACCCGGACACTGGCATTGTAGTAGAAGACACGGCAACTATTCGGGCGCGGCTGGTTGAGCAATGGCAGAAAGCCTTTGCCGTTGACCCGACAAAACCTCTGCTTAACACCGAAACCGAAACCCCGGCCGGGCAGCTTATCGACGGTCAGGCAATCCTGATAAATCAGAAAGACAGCGCGCTGCTCACGCTGGCCAACCAGCTAAACCCCAAAACGGCGGCGGGCGTTTTTCAGGACGCACTGGCAAACATTTACTTCTTGACCCGCCACGTCGCCCAACCGACTTACGTCACAGGGAACATCAAAGGCGCCTATGGTACTATAATACCTTATGGCGCGCTGGTACAGGACGTGAACGGGTACACGTTTTTAAATACCACTGTTACAACCATTGACGAGAACGGCACAGCTACGGCGGTTTTCCGCTGTACGCAGTATGGACCGATTGAAGTAGGCCCGAATACGCTTACAAAAATCATCACTGCGGTACCGGGCTGGGACAGTGTAACAAATGACGCTTCTGGCGTTACCGGCAGAAACAACGAGACGCAGGCCGAATTTGAGCAGCGGCGAGCTGAAAGCGTATCGAAAAACGCGCATGGCACAGCGGCGGCAGTACAAGGAGCGGTCAGCGACCTTGACGGCGTTGTTGCCTGTGAGGTAGTCGAAAACCGGGGCGATAACTTCATCACCAAAATGGGAGTATCTTTATCGCCGCATAGCCTGTATATTAGCGTATATGGCGGCGAGCCGGAAGACATCGGCAACGCTATACATCAAAAGATAGACGGCGGCTGCGGAACGAACGGCAACACTAAAGTCGATGTTATCGACCCAACGACGCAGGCCGAGAATACGTATTACTACCAGATACCAGAAACTATCAACATGGGTATATACGTTACTATCAGGAAAACGTTATCCCTGCCTACAGATTATGAAAGCTTGATAAAAAAGGCCGTGCTGGCCAACTTCAACGGCGAGACTATCGACTATAGCCGCGTCAAGATGGCACAAGTTTTGTACGCCAGCCGCTTTTATAAAAGCGTAATCCAGACGGGTGTAAATGATTTTGTGGGCGTGGAGCTTCAATATCCCGTCGGCGGCAGCCGTGTAGATAGCATTGCAATTCCTGCGGATGAAATCCCGGTTTTGTCCGAGGATAACATAACCGTCGTTGCGCTGGACGCTTAGGGGGTCAGAACATGGATTTTCGAGGCAATGAAGACGTAAGGGCCTGCGATAACATACGCGAGGAAAAGCAGCCGTATCTGCTTTCGCAGTATTCTGCAAGTCCTACCATTTACCAGATACTAGCCGACTTCCGGGAAAACATTGACCCCACGCCGGATATCTGGACCTTTTACGACAACGTATTTAACATTGCGACGGCGCAGGGCGTAGGGCTGGACATATGGGGCGCTATCATAGGCATGGACCGTACTATATATGACCAGTCAACCAGCACAAAGATAACACTTGATGATGAAGGATATAGGAAGCTGCTTTATTATAAAGCACTGGCGAACATCACAGACGCCAGCTTGTATACACTGAATTACATGATAAATCAGCTGTTTCCTGACTACAGTGTTACGGTTTTAAATGTCCTCGTCGAAAAGCAAACCGAAGATGGGATGTATTACAATTCGTACCCAATGCACGTCAGATTTCTTTTCAAGTCGTATCTGTCAGATGAAGACCTAGCTATATTCAAAGTTGGTGGCCCGCTGTGCGTAGGTGCTGGCGTCGGCTGGGATTTGGTAATGATAGATACATCGAACGTATTCGGCTTTGACGGCAGCGGATTACAGCCGTTCAACTGTGGCGTATTTATGCCTGACGGCGGAATATTCGTTCCGGACGATGAAGAAACCATATCAGATTGAATGTTTAACGTGAAACATTAGATTGCGTCACTAGATTTTAAAAAGGGGCACAGACGGCGCGACGTGGCAAACCCTGCTCGAATTCATCGGTTCGCTGACGATGGACGAAGTGCAGGACGCTATAGACACGTCTATAGGGG